TGTCACGACGAGTCACGACAGATAAAGATACAGATAAAGATACAGATCAAGAAGATCAAAACACTATGGTCCATGGCGTAAAAAACGCCACGAACCAGGCAGGGGATGTTCAGACCGTCAATCCTGGTCAGCCAGCAGGCACGACACCGGAAGCCGATTCAGCGTATGCGCTGAAAGCCGATTCGGGCGCTGTGCAGCAGGTGATGACCGCAAGGCCGGAGCAATCACACCAACTGCAGCAGCCTGAAGCCGATTCCGCCATTCAGCGGGAAGCCGATCGGGTAGTCCCGGAAAGCACCGGGCAGTCTGTGGGACGAGTGGATTATCCGGATGTGTTCGAACAGGTCTGGCGGGAGTACCCGTTGCGTGCCGGAGCAAACCCGAAGAAATCCGCTTTCAGTGCCTGGAAGGCCAGATTACGCGAGGGGGTGCCACCAGAGGCCATGCTGGATGGCGTGAGGCGTTACGCAAGATACTTGGCGGCTACCGGGAAAACGGGAACGGAATTTGTTCAGCGAGCGACGACGTTTTTTGGACCGGACCGGAATTTTGAGAACCCCTGGTTGCTCCCGGTAAGCGGCACGAACAACCAGCGTTGTGTGAATCATATTTCTGAGCCGGATACCGAAATTCCGCCGGGCTTCAGGGGGTAAGTGTTAATTTCTGGTCATGAGGTAATTTTCAGGAGGGCTTGTGGCAAAAGTTTTTACACAAGAAGAGCGGGAAAAAATTAAAGGACAGGTTGTTGAACTCGTACGCCAGAGTGGGCGCGAGACGTTACGACAACTGGAAGCTAAAACTGGGGCAACAAGATATCTGATGAGCGTTCTTGCCAGAGAACTGGTAGCCAGTGGCGATGTATACAACTCCGGCTGCGGGTTATTCCCGTCTGAACAGGCCCGTAAGGACTGGCAAAACGCCCGCAAAAAACTCTCAAGGGCAAAGGTGAAGAAAACGGCTGTGGTTGATCCGGACCTTATCAGGTCATTACCTGACGGAGAAATACGCCGCTACGACAGGCGTCAGAACATAATCTGTCGCGAGTGCCGGAAGAGCGAAGTTATGCAGCGCATATTGTCGTTTTATCAGGGTAATTTTCAGGAGGTGATGGCGTGAGGGTGAGAGTCTATATCGCCGGTCCAATGACCGGGTATAAAAATTTCAACCGTGAGGCATTTCACGAGGCGGAAGAGAAGCTGAAACAGAAAGGGTGCACGGTGTTGAATCCGGCAGTGCTTCCTGGTGGGCTGACACAGGCGCAGTACATGGATATTTGTACGGCGATGCTCCGCTGTGTGGATACGATTTACATGCTGAAAGGCTGGCATCGGTCGGCAGGCGCTAAGGCAGAACTGGCGCTGGCGGCGAAACTGGGGCATGAGGTTGTATTTCAGGAGGTAAGCAGTGAGAAAAATTAATTATCAGGCGCTACGTGAGATAGCAAAACTGGCAACACAGGGCGAATGGGTCGCATTCATTTCGCCGGGCACTGATACATATGCGGTGCATACGCCGGGGGATGAACGTTGCGGAGACATTATCAAATGGCCTGGCTTTGACGACCAGAAAAATGCAGAGAACAACGCAGAATTTATCGCAGCTTTCAACCCTAAAGTAGTGCAGGCACTGCTGGATGAACGGGAAAGAAACCAGCAATATATCAAACGCCGCGACCAGGAGAACGAGGACATTGCGCTAACGGTAGGGAAGCTGCGTGTTGAGCTTGAGGAGACAAAATCAAAACTCAACGAGCAGCGTGAGTATTACGAGGGAGTAATCGCGGATGGAAGTAAGCGCATAGCAGAACTGGAAGCACGGGAAATAAAACCAGCCAAAGGCGAAGTTCTTGTCGTTGTATCTGGTTTTACTGGTTGCGGAAAAAGCGCCATTGCCGGGGAAATAGAAATCGCGATGAAGGCTATTGGTGTACCGGTTAAGTGGACTAATGGCGATGCAGAAAAGCGCATGACTGGCGCTGACTGGCTGACAGCGATTGAGATGTACAAACCAACAGTGCACATCGTGGAAGTTAATGTGCCACGCGCCGCTGGCATTCGCATCAAAGGAGAGTGATATGGAAATAAAACCAGAAGATGAGTTAAGTAATATTGTTTTATTTCCGGTAAAAGAGGATGACCCACGTAATCAGGTTAATTTTCTTTATGAGCCATCGGAAAGACCATATTGCCATCACGCCTCTGTCCGGGTTGACGAAAAAGAGCGTCAGGTCCGCTGTAAAATCTGCGGTGCAGTTGTGGAGCCATTTGACTGGATGCTCTCTGTGGCGAAAAGAGAAACCAGACTGGCAGATGATGTAAGGCTCTTGCGCCAGGAGGAGCGGGAAAGGCGAAAAAATATAGAAAAGCTAATCCAGATTGAGCGTAATGCGAAAGCGCGGATACGCAGGGTGACAAAATATAGCCCCGAATAATCAAGGTTATTTCTGGAAGTCAAGTCGTGAGTGATGAGGACTAACAAATACGGTGAACTCGATAAAGAGATTCAGGACGAACTGGAGGCCAGGAATGATTGACAAATCACCAAGTGAGTTCAGCTACAAAGATTTATTGTCATAACGGGTTATGAGATCGACTTGGTGCGTGATATTCTTCGGGCCAGTTTGCTATGCGCCACCATGAGATGTTATGGCCCGCATGTTTGATACATTAGGATTTTACATTATGAATGTGCAACATTTTGATTTTTTTACAGATAATGAGTTTTCTAATCTGGAAAGATATCAAACTTGTAAAGCCATGGCCAAAGGTTATGCGGGCAATTACAAAACCGGGCAGTCAAGGTTGATGCATGCCCGCTCATACTGCTTCAGCATCGTAGCTGCATATTGGGATACCCTTGCAAAAAAGCAAAAAAGCAGCATTAAAATGAGGGCAGTACCGCACACTGTTTACATAGAAGACATTCCATGTGATGCACGCGAGCTCGCTGAACGAACAGGTGAGCTTATTGCTCAATTTCCGGCGGAGGACGCTGGATATCTGATTGGGTCAATTTATACGGTAATGCTGCCATCCGCTTACCGTTCGGAATTGGGGGCTTACTATACCCCCCCACCTTTGGTAGCGCGTCTCTTGGACCTGGCTGAAAAGTCTGGTGTTGATTTTTCTCATGCATCGGTTATTGATCCTGCGTGTGGTGGCGGTGCATTTTTGGCACCAGTAGCCATTCGAATGTTAAAAAAAGACAAGGGGTCTTCCCCTGAATGGATGTTGAGGAGAATCAGTCGTCGTTTAAAGGGGATAGAAATCGATCCATTTGCGGCTTGGATGAGTTTGGTATTGCTCGAATCTGTACTAATGCCACTATGTGTAAAGGTAAAACGTAGATTGCCTGAAGATACAATTATTGTTGCTGATGCGCTTCAGCAAGATAAAATTTCTGGTTATGATCTTGTGGTAGGGAATCCGCCTTACGGACGTGTCACTCTCGATATTAAAACGAGAGAAAAATATTCTCGTTCGTTATTTGGTCATGCAAATCTATATGGATTGTTCACCGACTTAGCTGTTCGCATGGTTAAAGAGAAAACAGGAGTTATTGCATTTCTTACGCCAACTTCTTTTCTTGGTGGGCAGTATTTCACCGCGCTGCGAACCCTTTTGACCGAAAAAACTACTCCGTATGCCCTTGATTTCGTCGCTGACAGGGATGGGGTCTTTGACGATGTTCTCCAGGAAACAATGTTGACAGCATTCAAGGCGGGAGAACATAAAGTTCGGGCCCAGGTATCCTCACTTGTCCCTAAGGGGTTGAACAAAGCAAAAATTGAGAAAATAGGTAATGTTGATATAGAAAAAGGTGGAGCAACGTGGCTTTTGCCACGAGTTAAAGATGATGCTTGTTTTCTTAATGTATTAAAACAGATGTCTACGCGTTTAGCTGATCTGGGATACTCAGTCTCTACAGGTCAGTTAGTCTGGAATCGATTTAAGTCGCAGTTGCGTACGACGAAAGGAAAAAATAGCTATCCATTAGTCTGGGCGGAATCAATAACTTCAGCTGGTTTCCGTTTTAGCGCAGACAGAAAAAATCATGTTCCCTATATCGATATAACCCCACAACAGGGTTTCCTTGTGACAAAATCTGAATGTGTGCTTGTTCAGCGGACAACATCGAAGGAGCAGGACAGAAGGATTTTAGCTGCGATTTTACCTCAGGGATTTATAGATGAAACTGGTGGCGTAGTAGTTGAAAACCATATTAATATTGTGTATTCAAACGGATTGTTCTCTGCGGTTCGCCCTGATGTTATTGATATGCTACTTAATTCGCATGTTGTCGATCGGGCGTTCAGGTGTATAAGCGGAAGTGTTGCTGTTTCGGCCTATGAATTGAATTCAATCCCGTTGCCTTCTCTGGAGCAGGTGATGGAGATTCAATCGTTAATTGATGCCGGCGTCCACAGACGGATTATTGAGAGAACTATCGCTGGTTTCTATGGAGTGATGATTGCATGAATCTGCCTGTTGTTCCCCCATTGAATGTTATCCGGGAAAGATTACCATTAATTTTCCCTGAAGGGACTGAGAATCGTGGATATTTAATTCGGGAAATAGCTGCAAAAACAATTTTTGTCATGTTTTATGCTGGTGCGGTTGAGGGGCTGGGGCGATGGATAAGGCCCAGCCAGGTTGTAAGTATGGGAGATTCACAGGCTGCTCTTACTGATGATGCGTCCAGAGAAAGTTGGGTAAAGATGACTTTCTCTAAACAAAAGATAAGGCCTGCTGATGCATGGTATGCGGAAAATACGCGTGAGCCAATACGTGATGAAACTATAAAAAATGGCCTAATACCTTGCAATGCAATTGTTGAGCGTAAAGGTATACCCACCACATCCTCTCATCCTCGTTACAGTTTGAATCGCTCTTTTGCAGCACTCTTTGATGCCGGGCTTGAAGGAGATTCGCTGCTGAGTGCAATAAGTTCCTGGCAGGAAAATCATTTGAACAAAGCCGCTCTTGCTAGATTGCGTTTATTGAAATCAGGGGCAGTGATTGCTGCTGATGCCGTAGTCGTCACTTTCCCAAATGGAGAGAAGAGAACTTTAGCTCCGGGCCCGTCAAGTACAATAGCTAAGGCCGTCATCGAAGTTTTTGCTCCTAATTTTCTTAAGAATCCAACTGTGCTCTGGTTGTCTGAATCTGGGAATAAAGTTGTTGCTCAGGATGATGTATTGGCAAAAGCATTGGGGCTGAATATTGATGCCTCAAAAGCACTTCCAGATATTATTTTGATTGATTTGGGAGAGGACCGAACGGGTTCGGATATGCTTGTAGTTTTCACTGAGGTAGTTGCGACAGATGGGCCTATAAACAGGGAACGAAAAGTTACTCTCACTCATTTGGCTATTGACGCTGGGTTCAGCGAGAAAAATCTTGCATTCCTTACGGCATTTATTGACAGAAGTGCTCTGCCTTTTAAAAAGGCAATACCAGAATTGGCGTGGGGATCTTATGCATGGTTTGCTTCTGAACCGGAGCACTTAATTGATCTTCGGGATGGTTATCCGGTAAAGATCAGCCAGAGAAAATGAACAAAGTTTGATATCCGCCACGCCCTGAAGGATGAGGGTTTTGCGGTGCACTGGATAAAAAATCGGTTTCATAGATTTGCCCACCGTGGTATACGCCTGCGATAAAAACTTTATTGTCATCAACGGCAAAAGCAATAATCGTTCTGTGGCGGAAATGAGTTACCCGCATCCCCTGGCGAATATCATCGCGTTTATTGCCCCGATGCGGGAATGTAGAAAACCCATCAAGATAATCAAGAAGTGCATTGGCATAATTGTCAGCAATGACGTTCCCTGCTTTCTCAGTTATATATCTGTGCAGGTTGATTATTTGTTGTTCGGCCTCAGGAGTAATGATGACTTCATATGTCATGCAGATTACTTCCCGGATCGAATCGCGGCGCGAACCTGTGAAATGGAGCGTCCGTTGTTTGGGTTTTCGCGGATAGAATCAAGAGAGGGGGCGGCTGAATGCGTTAACCATGCTTCGATTGCTTTATCGCGCTCATTCAGTGCGCGAAGCCCTTCACGAATGACCTCGCTTTCTGAAGCATAGGCACCGGAAGCCACACGGGCGCGCACCATGTCAGCCATCTCGTTAGTTAATGTAATGCTGAATTGTTGGGTTGTACGCATGGTAAACCTCACAGAGTAGGATAGAACACTATTCGATGATAGCACGCTGCCTGTTGACGACAACAGAAATCAGAGACAATATTGCCGCACGCCAGCCTGAACAACTGGCACCTGCTGCGTCAGCAGAGAAAACTGATGGCGCACGATACCAAATTACACAATTCTGATAATTCAGCCGTCTTTGCCAGCAGGCACGGGCGGCGTACTCACGCATTCAAATCAGACTGGTTCCAGCATCCTCCATGCACTGAAGAGCAGGCGGAATGGATAATTCAGTGTTACCGCAGGCGCGGATACGAGGTTAAGAAAGCTCTTAGCCTCGACTACCGTCACTGGATAATCTCAGTCAGACTCCCTTACTCCGAACGCCCACCGCGTTCATCCCGCACATACCAGCAACGAATCTGGAGGTAACGTGCGGGTATTACTTAGACCTGTTCTGGTGCCGGAACTCGGGCTGGTGGTCCTTAAGCCAGGTCGTGAATCCATGCAGGTATTTCACAATCCTCGAGTGCTCGTGGAGCCGGAACCGAAAAGCATGTGCGGCCTGCCATCCGGAGTCGTCCCTGCCGTTCGCCAGCCGCTGGCGGAGGATAAATCATTACTGCCATTTTTCAGCGATGATCGGGTGATTCGTGCTGCTGGCGGCGCTGGGGCACTGTCTGACTGGCTGTTGCGTCATGTCAAATCCTGCCAGTGGCCTCATGGTGACTATCATCACAGTGAAATCGTCATACATCGTTATGGTATCGGTGCGATGGTGTTGTGCTGGCACTGCGACAACCAGCTGCGTGACCAGACCTCCGAATCACTCGGGCAACTTGCTCATCAAAACCTGTCAGCATGGATGATTGACGTCATACGCCATGCAGTGAATGGCACGCAGGAGCGGGAGTTATCGCTGGCTGAATTATCCTGGTGGGCAGTCTGCAATCAGGTAGCGGACGCACTGCCGGAGGCAGTATTACGTCGCTCTCTGGGGGTACGAGCAGAAAAAATCCGCTCAATATACCGCGAGAGCGACATCATACCGGGAGAACAGACAGCCACCAGCATACTGAAGCAGCGCACAAAAAATATTGCGCTACCGCCTCACGTCCACCAGCACCAGCAACAGAACCCACCACAGGAAAAGACGGTGGTCAGCATTGCCGTTGATCCGGAATCTCCGGCTCAGTATCTCCAGCGCCAGAAACCACAACGGGAAGAGATGCCTGTATACACGCGCTGGGTAAAAACGCAGAAATGCATGACGTGTGGCAATCAGGCAGATGATCCGCATCACATCATTGGTCATGGACTGGGAGGGATGGGAACAAAGGCTGACGATTTGTTTGTTATTCCGCTGTGTCGTAAATGCCATAACGAACTACACGCCGGGGTAAAAGATTTTGAAGAAAAACACGGTAGTCAGTTGTTGTTGCTGATTCGTTTTTTAATGCACGCGAGAAATTCGGGTGTTCTGAAGTGGAAAGCATAAATGACCGAACGCATAGAATTTGTTTTGCCTTACCCGCCAACGGTGAACACCTACTGGCGACGTCGTGGCAGCACATATTTTGTATCAAAAGCCGGTGAGCGTTATCGCCGTGATGTGGCGCTCATTGTTCGCCAGCAGCGGCTGAAGTTAAACCTGTCCGGAAGGCTGGCGATAAAGATTATTGCAGAGCCACCGGATAAGCGCCGTCGTGACCTGGACAATATTCTGAAAGCACCACTGGATGCACTGACACATGCGGGGTTGCTTATCGACGACGAGCAGTTTGATGAAATTAATATTGTGCGCGGACTGCCTGTTCCTGGTGGTCGGTTGGGCGTGAAGATTTACAAAATTGAAAGTGAGTGAGCGTAAATATGATATACCCGGAAATTACAGGCAAAAGCGGCGAGCATTTACGTCTAAAAACGCTGGAAGCCGTCTGGATCCAGGGGAAATTACGGATGTGGGGGCGTTGGTCGTATATAGGTGGTGGCAAAACAGGAAATATGTTCAATCAGTTGCTGGCATCCAAAAAACTGACAAAAACCGCGATCAATGAAGCCCTGCGTAGAATCAGGGAGTCAGGGATTGACAAACCAGAGCTGGAAGCATTCTTGCGAGAGATGATCGCTGGCAGACAGAAGAGCTGGTTGTCTCACTGTACTGATGCAGAGGCGTTACGCATTGATGGGGTGATAAGTAAAGCGCTTGCACGTTATCCTGGATTGATTGATATCCTGCGGCAAAGGTACGAAGGGCGGGGGATGAGTAAACGCAAAATGGCTGAATTGTTGAATGAGGTTCACCCTGAGTGGTGCTATGCAACATGCCGCAATCGTATAGATATGTGGCTGAGAATAGCTGAGTTTATTCTGTATCCACTGATGCGAGATGCATTTTCTTTTACTGACGCTTAGAATCTGGAGGGCGTTTGTTGTTGCACGAAGAGGATTTTTGGCTGGTAGTAAGGTTTATGCAGTTTTAGAAAAAAAGCTTGTATTTTTAGCCATAAACTGTTTCAATCCAGCTACGCTTCGCAAAGCTGTACCGCGAGGCGAATAGCAGACATGGACACCTGAAAGAACCCGCTTTATGCGGGTTTTTTTATGCCTGAAAAACGGCACAGAACATTAAACGCGCTGGTAGTTGTGAATACTGGTCTTTCAGCTTGCTGGCTTTTTCGACAAGAGGTATTAGTATGTCACGTTAACCGAAAAAGGGAAAAAGGCATGCTAAAACAGCAGGATATGACCGAAATCGCCAGAGTGGTGTTTAATGAATTAAGCGTCACCGAACCGGCGACCGTCGGGGAAATTGCGCAGAATACTTACCTTTCACGCGAACGCTGCCAGTTAATACTGACTCAGCTTGTTATGGCGGGTCTGGCAGATTATCAGTTCGGTTGTTACAGACGCCTTCCTCAGTGAAGGTTTTTTAATTTGTGGTAATGGGCGGCTGGTGGGTGTTAGCGGCACCTGCCAGCCATCTGCTCATGCGTTGGGGTCACAAGCAAACCTCAGGCCCATCTGCTTTGCGCAAAAGCGGTATGAGCCTATCAGAGAAGTGCTTATTGATCTATGGCCAATACTGTAAAAATATCCAGTTGTGAGTTAATCAACGCTGATTGCCTGGAATTTATCCAGACCTTACCGGAAAATTCTGTCGATCTGATAGTCACAGACCCGCCATACTTTAAAGTGAAGCCCGAGGGCTGGGATAACCAGTGGGAGGGCGACGATGATTACCTGAAATGGCTGGACCAGTGTCTGGCGCAGTTCTGGCGGGTACTGAAGCCTGCCGGAAGTCTTTACCTGTTCTGTGGTCATCGCCTGGCATCTGACACCGAAATCATGATGCGTGAGCGCTTTAATGTGCTGAACCACATTATCTGGGCGAAGCCGTCCGGACGCTGGAACGGGTGCAATAAGGAAAGTCTGCGGGCGTATTTTCCGGCAACAGAGCGCATTCTGTTTGCAGAACATTATCAGGGACCGTATCGCCCGAAAGATGATGGCTATGTGGAGCAGGGGCGCGAGCTAAAACAGCACGTCATGGCCCCGCTGATTTCTTACTTTCGTGATGCGCGTAAATCACTGGGAATAACGTCAAAACAGATAGCGGAAGCCACCGGAAAGAAAAACATGGCTTCGCACTGGTTTGGTACCAGTCAGTGGCAGTTACCGAACGAGGGTGATTACAACAAATTGCAGGCGTTGTTTGCGCGTGTTGCAGCAGAAAAACATCAGCGCGGGGAACTGGAAAAGCCACACCACCAGCTGGTCAGCACATACAGTGAGCTGAACCGGCAGTATACGGAACTGCTGAGTGAATATAAAAATTTGCGGCGGTATTTCGGTGTGACGGCGCAGGTTCCGTACACCGATGTCTGGACGCATAAACCGGTGCAGTACTATCCAGGGAAACATCCGTGCGAAAAACCGGCAGAAATGCTGCAGCAGATAATCAACGCGAGCAGTCGTCCGGGAGACCTGGTTGCAGATTTTTTTATGGGTTCAGGTTCAACGGTAAAAGCGGCGATGGCACTGGGGCGTTGTGCGATTGGTGTTGAGCTGGAGACCGGTCGTTTTGAACAGACAGTCAGGGAAGTTCAGGATTTAATCGTTTGAAACGGATGAGATTGCAGAATTAATTACGCACCATTATTATTCTGCTCCCGGCCCTTTAGCTCAGTGGTGAGAGCGAGCGACTCATAATCGCCAGGTCGCTGGTTCAAATCCAGCAAGGGCCACCATCACATACCGCCATTAGCTCATCGGCAGAGAGCGTCAGCTTTCGAAACTGGCTGTGTGGAGCTCGGGTCCCCGATGGCAATCCATTATCTGCATTATGCGTTGTTAGCTCAGCCGGACAGAGCAATTGCCTTCTAAGCAATCGGTCACTGGTTCGAATCCAGTACAACGCGCCACGCTTATTTTTCCAGGCTCGCTTCGGCGGGCCTTTTTCATATCCGCGCCACGCCCGGCGCACATCAAAAAACCACAGAGCCTTTCAGGGGTGAGCTTACGGGATGGTCAGTGTGACTTTCTCTGTGGGCTGGTCACCCCCGGGCGCAGGCTCACCCACTAAAAGGAAAAGTCACGATGTTTGGTATTTTCAAAAAGAAAACCCGCAAGGCCATTACCGAAGTGAAGAAGATGGAGAACCGCGATGCGGTGGAAGCGACTGTCTGGGGCGCATATTCCATTGCATACGCTGACGGTACCTGTGACGCAAAAGAAATTGCGGTGCTGGAAAAAACCATTGCAGCACTTCCGGCTTTTGCGCCGTTCTCGGGTGAGATTGCACAAATGAGTGCAAATATCCGCGCCCGTTATGAAGCGTCACCTCGTAGTGCGAATGCTCAGGCTTTGCGTGAACTGGCTGACGTGGCAGGAACCGCCGAAGCGGTTGATGTGCTGTGCCTGTGTCTTGATATTGCTGACCAGGATGGCATTGGTCCGGATGAAGAAGCACAGCTCAAGAAAATTGCTCAGGCGCTGCAGTTGCCGCTGGAGCAGTACCTGTGAAAAGTGCGCGCCTTGTGCTGGCTGCCATCCTGCTGTTTCTGGTAGTGGCGGTGGATTTTACCGGGCACCTGATGTCGATACTGGCAGATGGTGTACTGGTGGCCGGAGTGGTTGCACTGCTCTGGCCTTTACTGCGCAAATCTGAATAACACCACACAAAAGGCATCTGCGGGTGCCTTTGACAGGGTGTTGTTTTTTACGGGCCGCTGGTGGCCCTTTTTTATTTACAGGAGAAAAGGTATGTCTGAACCCTTATCCGGGACGGGTACGGCTGCGGCGCTTGGAGGGGCGACGGCATTCGGTGTGTTCACCGGTACGGATTTTGGGATAGTGTTTGGCGCATTTGCCGGGGCGCTGTTTGTGGCCACGATGCCACAGGCGCTTTCAGCATGGAGGATTGCGGGCCATTTTGTGGTGTCTTTCATCATCGGCGTGCTGGGGGCAAAGGCGCTGGCGTCATATCTTGCAACGAAAACAGGTTATGACGGTGCCTCTGCTGAAGCATTGTGTGCGGTGCTGGTGTCGGTGTTGTCAGTGAAGATTCTCTCGTTTATCCATCAGCAGGATATCGGTTCGTTGATATCGGGCCTGTTTTCCCGGCTGCGTGGGGGAGGTGGCAATGGCCGGTAATATTCCAGGACTGCTGAATGTGGCGCTATGTACAGTTATCGTGCTGGCGCTTTTTTTCTACCGCCGAAAAGATGCCACGCATAAACCGCTGGTGTCGTGGTTGGCCTGGCTGCTGATGCTTGTCTATGCGGTCGCGCCGCTCAGTTTTCTGTGCGGTCGTCCTCTTCCCGGTAACTGGGCGGTGGTGCTGGCTAATCTGTTGTTCTGTGTGCTGGTGGTATGGGCGCGCGGGAATGTGTCAAAAATCCTTTCATTACTGAGGTAAGTATGTCGGGAAAATTCATATTTAGTCGTCGCAGTGAAAAGAATCTGGAAGGCGTTAAGCCGCAACTGGTGGCGGTAGTGCGTCGCGCTCTGGAACTAACGGAAGTTGATTTTGGTATCACCGAAGGCCTTCGCAGTAAATACCGTCAGAAACAACTGGTCGCCGCAGGCAAAAGCCAGACGATGAACAGCCGGCACCTGACTGGTGAAGCGGTTGATGTATTACCGGTTGGTGCTGACTGGAATGATTACAAATGCTGGCTACCTGTATTGAGGGCATTTTACCAGGCTGGCAATGAGCTGGGCGTGAAACTTCGCTTTGGTATCACCTGGACATCAAATCCTGATGATAAGCCAGCACGTTTTCTTGATGCTCCGCATATTGAACTGGGGTCGTGATGAAAGATATTCCAGGTTTTGGTGGTAAATATAAAATATCTGATTCTGGTGAGGTGGTTGGGCCATCAGGAAGGATTCTGAAACCCAGGCGTGATAAAGATGGATATTTGCGGCTCAATATGATGCACCCTAAAAAAGGGCGAGACACCTACCTTATTCATCGCCTGGTAATGCTGACATATAGAGGGGAAACACCAGAGGGTTACTGCATTGATCATATAGACGGAAATAAGAGAAATAATTATATAGGGAATCTCCGTTTTGCGCGCCCATGTCAAAATGCATGGAATTCCCGTCGACGCAAAGGTAGCTCAGGAGTGATTGGTGTGCACAAAAACAAAGGTAAATTCCAGGCCAGAATATCTGTCAACAAAAAAAGAATTTATCTTGGGCGGTTTAATTCTCCAGAGGTTGCTGCAGTTGCTCGTGATTCGGCTGCAAGGCTGTTTCATGGAGAGTTTGCTTTATGTAATTCTCCCACCGGTTGACGATATGAGTCGTAAACACTGGACACACAGAATGCCGCGAACGGCGGCGAAATGGGTACTGGTAGCGATACTGGTGCCTTTTTTATTGGTGGGGTGCGTCAGCCTGGATAAGGCGCGCCAGCTTTTCGATACCGCGTCTCAGGTCTGTGAAATTGTCGACGGTGTTCGGCAGTGTCTGCAGAACTGATCGCCTGTAAGAGCAGAATATTTTGCTGAAAAAAGAAGGATGCGTCAGCGTCCGGTAAGCATGAAATTCTGTGTTTGTGGCTACTCAATAAAATAAATTCTTTCTGTCTCCGCGAATACTCAAATGTTGATCAGCGCCCGGGGCGGTGACGGGCTTCGATATCAGGAGAAGATAATGGCAAAGAAAGAAGACAAACCAATGGTAATTGGTGCTGTGGCTGTTCCGTTTAAGTTTGAACTGTCACAACTGGTGGAGATGCGCATCAGTGATGAATGGGGTGAGGTTAAAGCTCGCGCGCAGTATGTGGATGGCGAAAACCAGTACTTGATCCACTACAAGGCTGCTGATGGTCGCGCCACAACGGCGTGGTTTGGTGAGTCAATGCTGGAAGCAACAGAAGATGATCGCCATCCGGGCTGTCCGGTATTTGCCGGTATGAAATTACCGGAAGGTGCAGTTGAACTGCAGCCGGGTGAGGTGTTCGTAATGACAGACATCATTGATGGTAATCCGCAGTATTCTCGTATTGAAATGAATAGTAAGAGTGCTCGCCTGATTCGTGAGTAACAGGCATTACAGCAGCCCTTCACTCTAAGGGGGTGCTGTAATGTGAGAAATAAAAAATCGGTCACAGGGAGCAGCTACACAGAACCGGCCGGCGAAGACCGCCAATACCACCCATGCATTGATGCAACATACTAATGACAATAGCCGCTATTGATGTAAATGCAATGTTATGCATCGACGAAAATAAAAAACCGGCAGGGGAAATCCATTGAAGATTTGCCGGTGGCAAAAGAGGGCCATGTTTTTAACCTTAGTCGCAGAGTTACGGAGTGCAACTACGAATGCTGCCGGTATATGGCTGAATGGCGTTTCAATGATGTACGTCATCTTATCTGTAAATGTTAATGACAAACGCTCTCATTTGTGCGGGTCCTTCCGGTGGGGTGGCCTGCCACGGGGCGGCGACCTCTCGGGTTTTCGCTATTTATGAAAATTTTCCGGTTTAAGGCGTTTCCGTTCTTCTTCGTCGTAACTTAATGTTTTTATTTAAAACACCCCCTGAAAAGAAAGGAAACGACAGGTGCTGAAAACGGGCTTTTTGGCCTCTGTCGTTTCCTTTCTCTGTTTTTGTCCGTGGAATGAACAATGGAAGTCAACAAAAAGCAGCTGGCTGACATTTTCGGCGCGAGTATCCGTACCATTCAGAACTGGCAGGAGCAGGGAATGCCCGTTCTGCGGGGTGGTGGGAAGGG